GTTCTTGCAACTAAAGTATCTGCTCCAGAAGGAATTGTAACTGTTCCACCATTTGTAATTGAAGCAATAGTTGGAGTAGTTAAAGTTTTATTTGTTAAAGTTTGTGCTGTAGTTTTATCAACAACAACTCCTGTATCAATTGCAAAAGTCATTGTCTGTGCAGAACCTGTAGTATCAATACCAGTTCCACCAGTTAAAGTTAATGATTGAGCATCTAAATCAACTGATTGAGAACCACCACTATCACCAGCAAAATCTAAATCTGCTCCACCTACTTGTGCATCAACATAAGTTTTAATTGCTTTAGCTGAAGCTACTGTATCATCACTTCCTGAAACAGCACTTAAATCTGTATCTACATCTGTTATTGCTGTAGCACTTCCAATAACTAAACCATCTAAAGTTACATTACCATCAAAGTATGCATCTTTAAATTGTAAAGATGAAGTACCTAAATCAATATCATTAGTAGTGATTGGAACAATTGCACCATCTTGTAATCTAAATTGTTCTACTGAACTACCACCAACATTAACATTAAATTCTAAATGTTTATTAGTAGTATCTATATTAATTTTATTTAAAGGAGTTGCTAAACCTGCATCACCTATTAATCCAATTACTGGACCATTAGCAGCAGTACCATCATGTTTGTGTCCTGTAGTATTTACAAATGCAGCTAAGAGTGCATCAAATTCATTATTAAACAATGATGCATCAATTGTATTACCATCTGCTATTGTACTTTGTCTTACATAACCTGCCATATTATCTTCTTCCTCCTGCTATAAAAGATACAAACATTCCATTAACTGAATATCCTGCATCTGTATCATTAGTAAAAAATCTAAAACTATTTGAAAATCCACTACCTGTAACTAAAACACTTTTACTTGGTAATGTTGTTGCTCCAAATACTGAAGTTCCAAATTGTGAAGTAGATGCTCCAAATAATGATGCACTACTTAAATTACCTACTGCAAATTCTCCTGGTTGAGGAACTGCAGCATTATCAAAATCATATCTAATTCTTAACTTTAAATTATTTTGAGTACCTTCTGGTTCAATATTAGTTTTAACTTTGTATAAACTTTTTCTTAAACCATTATCACCATAATCCATATCTGGTGTTTGAAATCTAGCATTTATATTTGCTGCATCAAAATTGTTACCTTTATCAATTTCATAAATGTAACCAGTATCATTTGCACCAAATTTAACTTCTTCGTTTTGAGGATTTAATTCTGAAGAACAAAATTTTAATTCCATTCCTTTTGTTTCACTCCACTCAAAAGCAGGAACTCCATTTGAATCAAATTTAAAAGTTCCTATAATTCCTAATTGTCCTGATTGAGCTTGACCAGACTTATGATAGAATAATCTGTATTGACTTCTTTCTCTAATGACCATACTAGAGATAGTAAATTGTTGAATATTTTTTAATAGATTATTTATTAAAGGTAATATCTTTCTACTAATAGAACCAATTTCAACATCATCAATTCTCGCTGTACCAGCAACTGTTCTTAATCCATCAGGTGCTAAGAAGATTAAATCTCCACCTATCTCCTGAATTGAATTTCCATTTACACAACCTATATTTTTGGTTATAGACTTAAGTATAGGGGTAGAATCAAGACTTGTCAACTCAAAGATACTATTTTTACAGAATATAATTAAGCTATTTCTAAAGACTTTTATACCTACAATTATATCTCCAACATCTATTTCACCTGCTGAAGCTCCTGCAAAGTCATATGGCTTTAATCTAGTACTATAAGCTACTGTACTTGTTGAAGCTGTTTGTCCTGCTACAACTAATCTTTCTGAAAATATACCACATACTTTAGGATTAGTAGGAGCTGACCTTTCTAATTCTTCAAAGTAATAAGTATTAGTTCCACCTGAAACTGTTATTTGAAACTCTGCTATTTTATTAGTACCATCAGTAATATACAAAGTACCATAATCACCATCTGATTCATAAAAATCAAATTGATTATTAGATTGATTACTTCTTGTAATAGTAGTTGCAGCAGCTAAAGCTGTGCCTAATATACCACTTTTTTTTACAGCTTGTCCTGAAACTGTAGAAGCAACATTATAATCTAAAGTTAATACTGTATTACTTGTTATAGATAATACTCTATAATTAATATTATTAATTTGTATTCTATCATTAGCAGCAAACTCAGTTGTAAATGATGTACCAGTTCCTGTAACTGTAGGTGAACCAGCAGTAACTGCTACTGTTCCTGTTTGAGATACATAAGTATTTTTGTTAACTTGTAACCAATTAATTCCATTATCTGACCAATAAATATTTGTACCTTGACAAGCTACTACTCCACCTGCATAAGGTATTAATCCTGTTATTGCATCTAATTGAGAACCTGAAGGAATAGCTGCACTTGCACCACCCCATTTAGTATAACCATTAATTCTTCTATAACCACCTGTTGTAGATGATTCAAAATTTTCTAATATAGTTGCAGCACCTGGAGTTCGAAATAAAGCATGAGAACTTGATACTAAATCTAAACCTCCTGCAACAGTAATGGAAGCTCCTTGTGTTGGCATAATTTATTATCCTATGGTAGTAAGTAAGTAAACCTTACATCTGACATATATTGTGGCTGTGGTGAATTTAAATTATCAGCCATATTTTGTAATCCTTTTTTATATTCATCTAAAGCTAATTGTGATTGTGCAATGTTATCTTTAAATTGATATAAATAATATCTAGCTCTTGCTAGTAAAACTGGTTTGTATTGTTCTGGAAATAAAACTGTATCTGCATCTGCTGATAAAGCAGTAGGTCTATTGTATGCAAAGAAATGAATATTATAAACTTTATCTGGTATTGGAGATAATCCAAATCTTCTACCATCTGAACTTCTTATAACTCTTAATGGAGTTGCATAATTACTTTGTCTAGCTGCAGATTCTTCAGCTTCTGCATAGTTACTTCTCCAAGTAGTTAAAGTTGTAAAAGGTAATTTGTTAATTGTAAAAGGAGAATTAGTATCTACTAAAGTAAACATATCCCAATTTACTGAATCAAAATCTGAATCTACATTTGCAGAACCAGCTTTTAATAAATAAAATCTTTGACCAACTACTGTTTGTACAATAGTATTACCATAGTATGGGTCATCAGGTACATCAGCACTAAGCCAAGACCAATCATCAACAGCATCTACAATATCAAAGTAAGCTCTGTTAACTACATTAGCTACTTGTTTTTGTATTCCTACTGCACTTGCAATTGTTGAAACTTCTGGTTCATTTAGTTCTACTAATAATTCGTTTACTAATGTTTTATAATCTTTTGCCATTTAACAGTTCCATGCTCTTAGTGATTTATTAATTCTTGAATTAGGGTCTCTAGCAGTTTTTTTAGAAGTCAATTTCTTTTTCATTCCTTTCATTCTTGCACAAAAACTTTTTCTTCTTTTGTTTCCTACAACTTTACTAGGAGCTTTAAGATTTCTTTTCTTACCAGTTTTTGTTCGACCCTTATTGTAAGATGCTCTACCTTTTGCATTTAGACCACCTTTAGGATTCTTGCCTTCTTTCCTAGTCCATGCAGGAGATGACATTAATCCCATAATTATTATTTCTTTTTGTAATTTTTTTTATCTTTTTTATCTTTACTAATAGTGATAATCATAGTTCCACCATGTCCATATTTTTTTCTTTTAACTTTTCCACCATGTTTCATCATTGGCTTCTTTTTCATTCCATATCCTGGCATATTAATTCTCCTATTATAATATTATTGCAATAACTAAAATAATACCAACAGCTATCACTAATTTTTTATGTTCTGTTATTAAATGACTCCATTGTCTTTTAATCTTAAATTGTATTGCTTTTAATTTTTCCATAATATTTCCTTATTATTAAATGATAGGGGATATTTCTACCCCCTACCAAAGTTATGATTAGTCTACGAAAACCATACAAGAGCCGACTGCGTCACCTCTTAATAATTTTCTTCCATATACATGAAGACCTCTAACTACATCTGCGAATGTAGTAGGACTTCTGAATGTTTCAACTGTGTTCATTGCTGAAGCAGCAGCCATTCCACTCATGTGTCCGAACATACATACTGGGTGATTCCCTGCTGGGTATCCACCACCATTATGTTTTTGAAGGTTGTTAGATTTGTACATTTGAAAACCTCTAACTAAACCAGAAGCAACTAGACCATTTCTTAAAGAACCTTTACCTGCATTGAAATCAATCGATAAAAGTTTAGAAGAAGTATCTGCTAATTGGTTGTAGAATGAAGGAGCTGCAACCCACCATCTATTATCTTCAGCATTGTTTGCTTCATCCATGACTTGAGCTGCGTCATTCATAATAGTTAAAGGGTCAACTTCACCTGCTGCGTGACCTATATCAATAGGAGCAGCAAGACTACCAAACTTACCAGCTCTCGCTGCAGTTGTTAGTGTTCCAGTACCTGCTGTTCTAGCTTCTGTATCCATATGAGAAAGAACTTCAGTATCCATTACATCTTTCAATTTGTAAGCTGCATTGTCTGAAGCTATTGATTGAAAGTTAATGTGACCGAATCTTTTTTCTAATGAATCGATTGCAAATTGAAATGCATTTGCTTTATCTATAACTAGAACTAACTCTTCGTCTGTTAATAGAGTAGCATTAGCAGAGATATCTTTTGCTCTGTCGTATGCTACTGTTGAGATTTGTGGTTCTTTAACAATGTTAACTGTATCACCGAATGATTTAATTTCACCCATGTAATCAGTATTACAGATTGCTTCAACTGTAGAAGCTTTTCTGAATGCTATCTGAACCTTTTTACTGTAGATTTCAGGAACCCAAAACTGGTTTGCCTGACCTGCTGTAGCTGGATTAAAGTTAGCACCAGCTGCGTAAAAGTGTGCCATAATTGTTTTTCCTTTTTATTTGTTTACTTGTTGATAAAATAAGAAAATAAACTATTTATTAAAAAGTCTACCTTCTCTTTGAGCTGTCACAATATCTTTTTCATATTGTTCAAACTCAGCATCAGACATATTCTTAATATCTGATACATTGAAAGTCTGCTGTCCACCTGTTGGTTGTCCAATTTGTTCTTTAGTTTTAACTAACAAATCAGCACCTACATTAGGTTGCTTTCTTTCAGTAGTAGTTTTTTTATCTAATCCAAGTCCTCGGTCTTTCTTATACAGGTCGACTGCTCTTGCTGCAAGTTTACCATTATTGTTGTTCTCATAAATCCAAGATTTAATTTCCATTGGCTGTTCATCTGCCCAGTTATGAAAATCATCTGATTCTTTAATATCATTAAAGTCTGGATGAAGTTTCGATAACTCTAATTGAGCTTCACGAGCTGCCAAAGTATCATTCTTTTTCTTAAGAGCTTCAACTTCTTCTTGTAAACTTGTCATCTCATTACGAGATTGCAAGTGAGATACAGTTTCTACAACTCCATATATGTCAGGATATTCTTCTTTGAAGACTTTTAATTCTTCTTCAGATTTAGGTGGAGTATACTTTGGTCGGTTTGCTTGAAGCTGTGCTTTAAGGTCTCCTTCTTTGGCATTCCAATCACCTAACTTCCTATCATAATATCGTTTTAGGTCGTCATATCTTTTTTTGTAGTCAACTTTTGAATAAGGTTTAGTATCAGCAGTATTAAGTGCTGACTCCTGTAAAGACTTATCCGAAGTAGCCGAATTTAATTCAGTATTAACATCTGGGTTAACATTACTGTTAGTAGCATAGTTAAAACCTGTACTAATATCGGTGTTGGCATCTGCTGGTCCTTCGTCTGCACTCCGAAAAGTTTTTGGCATATCTTCTTCTTTATGCCAATATTTTTCTTTGTTATAAGGATTCGCTTTGACTTCCTTAGTTTGTCCTTCGTCTTCTTTCATATGTCCTCCTTTAGGGCTTCTTTAACTGTGAAGGTAGCTAAAATTTGGTTATTGATTGAAAACAAAACTACAAGGGCTTTTATTTCTAAAAGGTAGCTTGTTTATTCTTAGAGTACCACTCTAAAAATTCTGTTATGCCATTAAAGAATCTGTTTCTGCAACTGCTGCAGCATCTTCTTCTTGGCTTACTTGTCCAGCATCATAACTTTCTTCTGCTTGTTTCATCATCTTTCTTAATTTGTCTACACCAATATTCTTAACTGCTTTGGCTGTAAATACAAATTCTCCATCTGATAACATTGCTGGAATTGAATCTGAAGTTCCATCTCCTGGTCCTTCTACTAATTCATCTTCTGTAAATTCTGTTGCAACTATCTTTGGGATAATTGATTCTAATTCTGGATGCATTTCTACTGCTTCATCTAATACTGTTTCTTCTTCTTCTGATAATGCTGATGTATCTAATATTGAATCATAATCCATATCATCTTCCATCTCATCTTCAGCAGTCATTTCCATATCAGTTTCTGCTATTGCATCTTCTTCTTCCATACCCATTGGTGATAATAAAGATTCATCTTCTACCATATCACCTTCAGCATATGCTTGATATTCTCTTCTTTCTTCTGGTCTTCTAACAGCACCACCAATATTTAAAGCTAATGGTGTTTCTTCTGCTATTTTGTTTTCATCCATATAGCCACCATCTGCTGCTGTAATTCTTGTACTAACTTTTGATTCTAAACTTTTAATTTCATTATTAATTTTTGCAATCATACTAGAATCAGTTTGCATTTCTTTTGCAGCTTCTAATCTTTCAATTTTATCTACAATCATTTTATCCTTTGCAGATTTTCCACCAGCATATTTTTCTCCAGGAATATCTCCTTCTGCTGGAGCTTCTTCTAATTCATCTGGTAAATCAATATCTCTTAAAAGTCTAATAGCTTCATCACCTTTATTATATTTTTGTCTATTCATGATTCCACCTTTATTAAATCTTGTTCTTGATTTAGCTAATAATCTAGAAGGTAAACCTTGTCTTGCTTCTGCAGGAGTATTAATATCATAAGGACTAATACCTTTATCTTTATCATCCTCTTGTTTAGCAATAAATGGTGGCATAGACATAAGTCCACCTGTAGCCATATTAATAGGTTTTTTCTTCTTAGTGTACATATTTTTTATCCTTGTTTGTTTATTATAACAATAGAAAAGTGTTTAGTCAACACTATTATTTAGTATTTCCTTAACTTGGTTCGGAAGGTTCTTCAACCTGTCCAGAAAAAGCCATCTCCCCTGGCATTGCTGGATTGTTTGTTGGGTCAATCCCCTCGCCATTTCCTGAGTTGTTTGGTTCTGCACCTTGTCCAGGTACTCCTCCAGGTGTTTCCATTCCTGGCTGTTGACCAGGGATAGGAGCTTCTTGGCTAGTTCCTTGTTGAGCATTTTGATATCCTATAATTTTAGCATAAATTTCTGCTTCATCTTTAGAATTAATTATTTCATCAGGGTCTAAATCTAGAGAGTATGCTAACTCTTTTATAACTTCTGATATTCTAACGAATGGAGCAATAGATGGATTTTGAATTGTTTGTAAGAACATAGTAAGTCTTTGAGACCTAACTTCTTTTCTCATTAAAGAAGAACTACCTGTTGCTTTAATTTCAAAATCACCCATGATTGGTAAATCACCTTCATAGAATTGCATATTCCATTGGAACATAGATTCTCCTAAAGGTTTAATTAAGCTGTCATCAATATTTTTAATGACTGTTTTAATATTTAAAGATGCAGCACCCATAAGCATTGACATACCTGATGCTGTTCTAGTCATACCTGTTACTCCAGTTTGACCATGTGAGTAAGAAGGTATACCTGTTGATTCATCTGCAAGTTGTCTGAACTTATCAAACATCTGCATATTTTCATTTGCAGTATTAGGAAACTTAATTCCATAGATTGCTTGACCTGGTACACCAGCTTGTCTTTTAAAAATTTTTCCTGGATAGACTTCCATGTTTTGATTATTGACTAAAGCTGATTCATCAATATCAAAAACTAAATTACCTGCTAATGCTAAGTTATCAATTGCCATTCTTGCATGACCATTCATAATAGCTTGTGCATCATCCATATTTTCTGGAACACCTATACCAAAAAATTGATAAGGATTTACTTCATAAGAAAAAGATTGATAAGGTATTCTAAATGGAGTAAAAGGATTTTCTACAATTCTAATAATCTTTCCATTACTAAGCCACATATTAACTTGAACTTCTTCAAAATCTTCTATCTCTTCATCAATGTCTAAACCATTTTCTCTAGCAGACATTGCATCTATAGTTCCCCAATATTCTAATACTTCATATCTATTTTTTTCTAATTCACCAAATGAATTATTTTCTGTATCCATAGATGATTCCCAACTTTTCTTATCATACTTTGGACCCATTTCTAAACATTTATATATTGCTTCTTTATTAAAGAAAGGTCTATTTAATAAATCTTTAAACTGATGTCTATTTAATCTATGTCTTTGAATAACATATTCTGCTTCTTCCATAGTTCTAGCATTAGGGTCTGGGTAAAAATCCCATATGCTAACAAATTCTACTTTAGGAACTTTAACTTGTGTAGGATTATATTCTCTACCATTACCACCTTGTGAGTATTGATGTAATGTTTTATTATAAGTAAAAGGTCCTTTTATAATTCCTGTGCCTAATAAACAAGCTTCAAATATTGCACTTCGTAATGCAACATTAGCATCTGACTCATCTAGTTGGTCTTCAATTAATTTATGTAATCTTCTTGCTGCAATTTGTGCAGGTTTAATTTGTGGCATCTCAGGAACTGGAGATGGTCCTGAAGATAAATCTGCTTCTTCAAATTCTTCTTGTAGTCCACCTAAGTTAACTCCACCTAAATTATTAAATGTAGCTCCTGGTTGTAAATCATTTCCATCACCTGGATAACCTAATCCCATGTTATTATTCATGTTAGGTTCTTGAGTTGGAGTGTAATTTAAATTACCTTCTATCTGAGGTTCTATTTGGTCAACACCCATTTCTTCCTTCATAGGATTCATGTGTGCATATTCATCTATACCTTCAGGTACAACTGTCTCTTCAATTGTTAATGGAAATTTTCCTGTACCAAATAATACATCTATGATTTGTCCATAAGCTGCTAGAACTTTTGTTTTAGTAACTTTAACAAATACTCTTGACTTTTCATGTTCAGTAAAATGAATATCTTTATAATACTTCCCACGATAATTATGATAAGCTTGTAACCACCTATCTTCATCATCAGTTCTTTTATCTGTACATTGAGCAAATTTAGAATTGATGTCAAGCACCAATGGTGCTAATTCTTCTAATCTTTCTTCTTCATCCATTCCTGGATTCATAGTTTCATCAACTGCCATACAATTCCTATTTTGTTATACTATTTGTAGATAACTATAATAATACACTTATTTATTCGACTTGTCAACTATTTTCTTAATATCCACGATAACACTATTAGGTATAATCGTGGTATTACCTATCTCATCAATTTTACCATCTTCAGAATCTGATAAGGAATAATCTCCAAATATCCTTGTAACTCCTTTAGTTTGTGTAAGTAAATGACCATGTGTTACACAAGTAGGTAGCTTTGCTTTCTTACAACCTTCCATACTTTGCCATGAGCTGTCCGAGCAAATATCGAGCCAGTATACAGCAACCATTGGGTATCTATCTATTTCTCTAGTAGCTCTAGTATTTATTCGTATTTTCTTTTTTGTCATTTAGTCTCCCCAAAATGTTTTTTATTTTTCATAACCTTATAATTATGATTGTCTTCTTTTGTTTTAACCTTACCATAAGGTTCAAATTTTCCATTACCTTCTATCTTAGGGTCTTTTAACCAAGAGTATTCTTGGTCTTTAATACCATTATTATCAGAGTATCTATAAATATTTATTTTAAATACTTGTTCTATATCTTTTTGTTTTAAGTATTCTTGTAAATCTTCATATGACATTACCTCATCATATTGTTCATTTGTTTTTAAATTCTTAAAAGTATACAAAGGCATTAATTAAAATACTTTCTCAATATATTTATTTCATCTTCATATTGAGCAATGATAGCTAATTCTTTTTGAATAGCTTCTAGTATATCTGAATGCTCTCCTATACCTGCAGGATTAGTTAAATATATTTCTATATTAGCACAATGTTTTTCTATGTGTCCTTCTGCGTGTCTTAGTAAACTTTTAATTATTGTTTCTTTTAGTTCTTTATCTATCATATTATTTAGTATCCAAAGGTTGGGTCAGATGGTATCCATCTTTTATGTTGTTGCATATTTTCATAAGATGTAATACTTCTAGGTCTAGACATAATTAAATATCTTAGAGCATCATAAGCATGGTCTGATGCTTTAGTATCTACATCTTCTGGTTTTGTTTTATCAATCGGTATTGATTGTAATTCTCTAATAATGTTTGGGCAAGTACGAAATATCTGAAGCTTTGGTCGACCTTTGTCGTTTAATTTTAATCTTTCATGTATTTGTATCTTGCCCTGAATTCTATTCTTATCTGCTCTTCTAAGCTTATGTCCTGCTCTTGTTAATACTTCTCCGACAGTTGGACCAGTTGTTCCAGTCCTTGCCCATGCTGCTGTATCTAAAACACCTGCAACAGATAGTCTATCTTCTCTTTCAAATTCAAAAATTCTTTTAGCTAATTCTTCTCCTGTTAATCCTTTTTGATATAGCTCTCTATAAATAATTAATGTTTCATCAGTTGGGTCTATACAACCCCAAACAACTGCTGACTCTGCTGCATAACCATAGTCAATTCCTTTTACTCTAGTCCAATGTTTTGGTAATGCATATGGAGATATTGTATGTTTATCATATTCAAATTCTGTAAAAGCAGCTCCTTCGGAAACATCCCAGTTCCCTTCTAGTAATTGTCTTCGTTGTGTTGGTGGTAATGATTGAAGCATCTGTTCATATTTACCATCATCATTTAAATAAGGATTATCTTGTAGACTTGCAGGTATAAACTTTCTAGTTATTTTATCTATACCAACAAAAGATTCATTAGGTGGTGCTGGGTCTAGATACCTTTTTTTGACCCAGTTACCTCCCACTCCTCCTGGGTTTGCAGTACACCGAATGTAGCATTGTATTGCGTTATTAGTTGTTCTCAATCGTGATTGCAAATATTGGAGAGGAAATTCTGTAGGATACTGTGTTAGCTCGTCAATCCCTATCCAGGTGTACGATTGACCTTGGTATCTATATACATCAGCATCTCTATCAAGATATCCAAACTCCAATGAAGCTCCTGAAGGAAATTTCCAAATCTTTTCAACCTCTCTAAACTTTGCACCTTGAAATGCTTTAGGGTACAACTCTCTAGACTTGTCTATTAATTCTCTGAGTTCAGGCATTGACTTTCTTAATAGTAATGCTCTATGTTCTTTGATGTGCATAAATCGTAGAGGGTCAACTAACATAGCATATGACTTACCTCCACCTGCTGCACCACCATACAATACATCTTGTTCTGGTGCTGCTAAAAATTGTGTCTGTGGACCATCGTTTGGTTTAAAAGCTATTCGTTCCTTTTCTTCTTGAAGGAGTTCTTTAACAGGGTTAGGAAGGTTACTAAGTTTGTCTTCCTCGATGACCATACCTTTCTTGGTTTCTTTTTTTTCTTCGCCATTTTGTACTACCTTTAATGCTTCTTTCTTATCTCGGAGTCTTCTCGTTTTATTCTCCAAGTTCTTTTTTAATTTTGCGATTTCTTTTTCTTTTTCTTTAACTAACTTTCTAGAAGCTAATTTAGCTTTATGTTCAAAGCTATAGTTATATTGTCTCTTTGTCATCTCTAGCTAATAAACCTTTTGGTTGTTCTTTAACTGGTTCTGGATTATCTTTATCCATTATCTTCTTTAAACCCATGGCTGATAGCTTACGACCTGTTTGATGTTCTAATATATCTACTGCTCCTCTTAAACTAAAAGCACCTGACTTAACACCATCCTTCATTTCATTTAATGATTCTATTTCTTTAGCTACTGGAACTAAAGTCTTATCATCACTTGCTAACTTATAACCAAAAGGTATTGTAGAACTATTCCTTCTCATCAATTACCTCTTCTGCTGTTACATCTATTAGTTCTTCTTTTTGTGGTATAATAAATATACCTGACGATACTGTATGGTTAACATCTACCTTATCTCTTTTGGCAACACCCACTCTGTCTAATAAGGTTTGGGCTGCTTGGAGTTTAGCATTGACTTGTGGTATTGGGTCGTCACTCTCCAATATCTCTACAAGTTTCTGACTGGCTTGTGGTGCAGACTTAGCTAGAATCTTTGTGGCGACATCTACAATCTCATCCTTTAAGGAATCTATTACTTTAGATTTAGATGTTGGAGAATAACCTGCTTCTTGTAATGCTAAGTTTATATCTCCTTTAGCTGTTGTTGATAATGCTGCTAAGAATGTTTGTTGTTGTTCTGTTAATTTTCTTTTACTATCTTGGTTGGTAGGTAGAAAGTTATTATTCATATTAATCATTATAACAAGTTTACAGCTAGTTGACAACACAATTTATTTATTTTTAATTAGAGTTGACAAATGCAGAAGGTATAGTATAATATATATATCAACTCTCCAGGGGGTGAAGCATATGAGTCTCTCTGGGTCAGTCCAGCTATATAGCAAGACCCTAGCTAATCGTATAAGCAGGGCGAGTCTATCTAGTTTACATTCAAAAGTCTCTCATTTTGTGTAAGCAGTATATATATACCCCACCCACCCCCCATGGCACATCGCATACCCCTGCGAATTAGAATCATTATAAACTAGAAATATAGGTAAAGCTTATTGACCTTTTTTTATC